TGAAGGAATACTTCAAGCAGGGCTACAGTACTCGTGACATACCACATGATGAGTTATCTGAGTATCTGTCTGCTGACCTTCATGCTACGCAGCAACTTGCTGATAAGCTGATGTATCGTTTGAATACACCAGCAGACAGTGGCCTACGTGGTACAGTAGACCTGACTAATCAGGTAGCTGTATGCCTGTCACGTATCTACCAGCGTGGCTTTGCTGTTGACCTATCCAAGTTGGATGAGGTGCGTGAGGAGTTTGAGAATGAGAAGCGGCAACTGACGGATGACCTACAGGCTCATGTACGTAAGCTGATGGGTGACACACCTATCAACCTCAACAGCCCAGAGCAATTGTCTTGGGTTATCTACAGTCGTAAGGTTATTGACAAGCCGTATTGGGGCAACGCTATTGACCCATACATGGATGATGCCGACTTCCGCAGCTTGATTGCTGGCGGCACAGAGAAGATATACAAGACCAATGCAAAGCAGTGTAGTGACTGCAATGGCACTGGACAGATACGAAAGGTCAAGAAAGATGGAACACCATTTGCTAGAACTAATAAATGTACACGCTGTGATGGGGCTGGTTATCTTCTTATACCTGATGTGGAATTGGCGGGGCTAAAGTTCAAGCCGCCTTCAGCTAAATGGGCAAGTGCCAATGGCTTTAGTACCAGTAAGCAGAACCTAGAGTTACTAGAGTCTGCTGCCAAGCAGCGTGGCATGGATGACGCTGTTGACTTCCTATACAAAGTGCGTAGGCTCAGTGCAGTAGACACGTACCTATCGTCCTTTGTTGAGGGTATCAGTACATACACAAAGCAAGACGGTAAGCTGCATGTACGTTTGTTACAGCATCGTACAGCTACTGGTCGCTTCTCTGGTGCTGACCCCAATATGCAGAACATGCCACGTGGCGGCACGTTTCCTGTGAAGAAAGTATTTGTGTCACGATTTGCTGGTGGCAAGGTAATGGAAGCTGACTTCGCACAGTTGGAGTTCCGTGCTGCAGCCTACCTATCACAAGATGAGGTTGCTATTGAAGAAGTATCTACTGGATTTGATGTACACTCATACACCGCTAAAGTTATTACCGATGCTGGTCAGCCTACGAATAGACAGGATGCGAAAGCGCACACCTTTGCACCGTTATATGGCGCAACGGGTTACGGTAGAACCAAGGCAGAAGCAGAGTACTATACCCACTTCACAGACAAGTACCAAGGGGTTGCCGCTTGGCATTCCCGACTGGCTAAAGAGGCTGTGAACACAAGAAAGATTACCACGCCCAGTGGTCGTGAGTTTGCGTTCCCTGATGTGGTACGTAAGCACACTGGACGTGTCTCACACTTTACACAGATTAAGAACTACCCTGTGCAATCGTTTGCTACAGCAGACATAGTGCCTATCGCATTATTGCACATTGATAGCTTGCTCAAGGGTATGCAATCATGTATAGTGAACTCAGTGCATGACAGTATTGTTATTGACATACATCCTGACGAAGAAGCGCAGGTAATCAATGTCATACAACAGACTAATGATGCACTACCTTATCTCATCACCCAACGCTGGGGTGTTGAGTTCAATGTGCCTTTATTATTAGAGGCAAAAATAGGCCCGAATTGGCTTGACGTGAAGGACGTAATCTGATATAACTATGCATCTTACAACTGAAAAGGAGTTAATAAACATGAACGATATTACAACGATTGATACTAATAACTACGCTGAAATGGCAAAGGCTATGGGTCTTGCTAACGAGGCACCTGCACAGAAGAAACAGGGTATGTTCCTTGCTCGTCTGCGCATCAACCACACACCTATCCTTGGTTCGGATACCATCAAGGTTAAGGGTGGTACATACAAGCTAGAGATTCCTGATGGCCCTACATACTACGCAGAGTCAGCAGTAATGCGTCCATTCCTACAACGCTTCATGTACAAGAAGTTTGTGATGGGCAATGGCGGCACACCTAATCGTTACGTCAAGACTGTTATGGCTGATACGCTTAACATGGACTTGAAAGATAACGATGGCGGCTTCAATTGTGGTAAGCCTTCTGGTTGGATTGAAGACTTCAAGTCCCTGCCAGATGCTACTAAGGAACTCATCCGTTCCATCAAGCGTGTACGTGTAGTGCTTGGTACAGTTGAGTTGGTTAATCCAAAGGATGCAGATGGTAATCCTGTAGACCTAGAAGCTACACCATTCATCTGGGAAGTAGAGAATCGTGATGCCTTCAAGACTATTGGTGGTGTGTTTACACAGCTTGCCAAGATGAAGCGTCTTCCTGTGCAGCACAATGTTACGTTGAATACTGAAGAGCGTAAGCTGCCTAATGGTAATAGCTTCTACTTGCCTAATACATCCTTGGACATCACTAACACAGTGGAACTCACGCAGGATGACCAGACAAAGTTTGCTGACTTCATGTCGTGGGTTACTAACTACAACGAGTACATCATCAATACTTACGCAGAGAAAGCGTCAAGCAAAAACGATATGGACTTGGATGAAGTAGACATTGACGGTGTGGTTGATGTCGAGTTTGAAGAAGAGGTAGCATAATGAACCATCCTGCTGAACTGGCACTGCATCAGTATCTTGAGAACGCTGTAACAGGCAAATCAAGTATGTCACAACAAACAATCAAACAGATTGGCTATGATGTGATGGCTGCTGCAGCACGTCAGTTCGGTGGGGGTAACAAGCGTGACAAGTTCGGTCTACGTATGTCAAACGTAGGTAGGCCAACTTGCCAACTCTGGTACGATAAGAACAAGCCAGAGGTAGCGTTACCCTTTCCGACAACATTCGTAATGAACATGATGATTGGTGACATTGTTGAAGCAGTGTTCAAAGGCATCCTTAAAGAAGCAGGAGTTAAGTATGAAGACACCGATAAAGTTTCTCTTGACCTTGGTGACGATAGCGTTTCTGGTTCTTATGACCTCATCCTTGATGGTGCAGTTGATGATATTAAATCAGCTTCAGACTGGTCATATAGAAACAAGTTTGAATCCTATGACACTCTTGCCAGCGGTGATGGCTTCGGGTATGTGGCTCAGTTAGCTGGTTATGCTAAAGCTGCAGACAAGAAGGCAGGTGGCTGGTGGGTAGTAAACAAAGCCAATGGTCAGTTCAAGTACGTACCAGCTACAGGTCTTGACGTGGATACCGAAGTGTCCAAGATTAAAGATACCGTAGATAAAGTAAAGGAGAACAAGTTTGAAAGATGTTTTGAACCAGTGCCTGAGACTTTTCGTGGCAAGCCCACAGGTAATAAAGTCCTTAATGACGGATGCAGATTTTGTAACTACCGTCACGATTGTTGGGATAGTCTTACTGAGCGTCCATCTGTAATGTCACAGGCCAAGAATCCGCCTACCGTCAGCTACATTGGAGATGTAATTGCTCCATAAGGCACGGCGTATGGCAATACGACATGGGTATCGCAGTGGGCTAGAACACAAGCTATCCATTTATCTTGATGAAAACAAGGTCAAATATGGCTACGAGGACATCAAGATTGAATGGGAAGACCTAGCCTACCGCACCTATACCCCTGACTTTGTTCTCGACAATGGTATTATCATTGAGACAAAGGGCAGATTCATGGCGGCAGATAGGCGAAAGCATATTGCTATTAAGAAGCAACATCCCAAGCTGGACATACGCTTTGTGTTTACTAACAGCAAGGCTAAATTAAGTAAGGGTGCTAAGTCTTCCTACGCAGACTGGTGCATCAAGCACGGCTTCAGATACTACGACAGGATTATCCCTGAAGAGTGGCTGAAGGAGAAGGGTAAAAACAAGCATCCAAAGTTTATTAAGTTTGGCGGCACGAAAGTAAAAAGGAGATAAGCATGAATATGATGGATAAATTATCTAAAGAAATACAAAACGAGGACTTCCTTATACGTGTCAGACCATTCGCTGATAACGATGGTAAGTGGTCAGGCGAAGTTGACATATCTATAATGGCTATGCCTGACAATCCTCTTGATGATGACGACTATTATCAGGTCATGCACTTTGCTAAGATGATGTGCGCTGCTGTTCCTGTCATGGAAGAGGTAGAGGAACTACGTAATATTGTTCACGAGTATGTCACAAAAGTTATTGACAACGAGATGGATATTGATGTAGAACTAGAGGAAGAAGCGGGTGTGGAAAAGACCTACGATGGTAATGTAGTACACCTTAACTTTAACACTAGAACAAAGGGGTCAGCATGATGAGACACGATTCATTTATGAAGAAGATGGAAGAGGCTGAAAAAGCAGGTAAAGAAGCATGGGGCAATGTTGATATGGTCAACAGTCCACCACACTACAACCAGACAGGCATTGAATGCATTCATGCTATCTCTGCTGCTACTGGTGATGGGTTTAAGTATTACCTGCAGGGTAACATTATGAAATACCTCTGGCGTTTTGACTACAAAGACAAGCCGCTAGAAGACTTGAAAAAAGCACAGTGGTATCTGGACAAGTTGATTGAAGAGGTAATGGCTAATGAAAGTTAAAATGTTTATTACCATTGACGTTGACGAGGAAGAGTATCCCGTCCCTGCTGATGGGCAGGTGGGCGAGGAGTTAGAAGAAAGCATCCAAGAATACTTTTACGATATTGACGGTGCTAACATTAGAAACATTAGAACGATTACGGAGTAAAGAGATGATAAGCAACACATTACCAACAGACTACCAGAACTTCATAGCCCTTTCACGCTATGCAAGATGGAAAGAAGATGAGCAACGAAGGGAGACATGGGGTGAAACAGTTACACGATATTTTGATTATATGGCTAATCACTTGGATAGCTATTGCGGTTACAAGCTACCAGATACACTGAGGGCAGAACTAGAAGAAGCAGTACTCAATCAATCAATTATGCCTAGCATGAGGGCATTGATGACCGCTGGGCCAGCACTAGACCGTTGCCACGTAGGTGGATACAACTGTTCATACGTACCAGTGGATAGCCCACGTGCGTTTGATGAGACTATGTACATCCTCATGTGTGGCACAGGTGTAGGCTTTAGTGTAGAACGTCATAACATTGAGAAGCTGCCTATGGTAAATGAAGAGTTTCACGAGACAGACACAGTAATCAAGGTAGGTGACAGCCGCCCCGGTTGGGCAAAGTCACTGAAGGAACTTATCTTCATGTTATACGCTGGACAAGTTCCAAAGTTTGATGTGAGTGAGGTTCGCCCTGCAGGTGCAAGGCTCAAGACATTCGGTGGTCGTGCGTCAGGTCCACAGCCTTTGGTTGAACTGTTTGAGTTTGTCATACAGAAGTTCAAAGGTGCAGCAGGTCGCAGACTCTATCCAATTGAGTGTCACGACATCATGTGTAAGATTGGTGAAGTTGTTGTGGTTGGTGGTGTGCGCCGTAGCGCATTGATTTCATTGTCTAATCTTAATGATGACCAGATGGCTCATGCAAAGTCAGGTCAGTGGTGGGAGAATGAAGGTCAACGTGCGCTGGCTAATAACTCTGTAGCATACAAGACTAAGCCTGAAATGGGTACATTCATGCGTGAGTGGCTATCGTTGTATGATAGTAAGTCGGGTGAGCGTGGCATCTTTAACAGGCAGTCAGCTATCAAGCAAGCAGCTAAGAATGGTAGGCGTGATGCTGACCAAGACTTTGGTTGCAACCCTTGTTCTGAGATTATCCTACGTCCTTACCAGTTCTGTAATCTGTCAGAGGTTGTTGCACGTGAAACTGACACTCTTGTGTCTCTGAAAGAGAAGGTACGTCTTGCCACTATTCTGGGTACATTCCAGTCTACACTGACAAACTTTCGTTACCTACGTAAGATTTGGCAACAGAACACAGAACAGGAACGCTTGCTTGGCGTATCTCTGACAGGCATTATGGATTGTGCTGCACTGCATAAGGGTAAGGAAGTAGCTGACACACTTGAGATGCTACGTGTTACTGCTATTGAAGCTAATGCAGCTATGGCATTTGAACTTGGCATTGAGCAGTCTGCTGCTATCACTTGTGTCAAGCCTAGTGGTACGGTATCGCAGCTTGTAGATAGTGCTAGTGGCATTCATGCTAGACACAACCCATACTACATTCGTACTGTCCGTGGGGATAACAAAGACCCATTGACACAGTTCTTGATTTCACAGGACATACCTGCTGAACCTGACGTAATGAAGCCCGACTCAACGACAGTGTTTAGCTTTCCCATGAAGTCACCCAAGAACGCAGTGACACGTACAGGTATGACAGCCATCGAACAGCTTGAACTGTGGCTGACTTATCAGCGTCACTGGTGCGAACACAAACCATCAGTCACTATCTCAGTAAAAGAGAATGAGTGGATGGCTGTAGGTGCATGGGTCTACGAACACTTCGATGAGGTCAGTGGTATCAGCTTCCTGCCATTCAGTGAGCATACATATCAGCAAGCACCTTATCAGGACATTGATGCTGACACCTACAAAGAGTGGGCAGCTAAGATGCCAAATAACGTAGACTGGTCTATGCTGCAGGAGTTTGAGAAAGAAGATACTACATCAGGTGGACGTGAGTTAGCTTGTACTGCTGGCGTCTGTGAAGTAGTTGACTTGAACGCAGCATGAGTGTAGTATGGAAGACAGGTGACGGGTGGGTGCAACATAACCCACCTGCCCACCACCCAAGCAGAGAAGAATGGTTGAAACAAAAAGAGAAGGAGAAATCCAATGACGAAAAGCGTACTGACAACAGCTAAAACTATTTATGAAGATGGTGAGTGGTGGTACATACCTAGTGATGGTAAGCGAGAAAGATTAGAGCAGTACCAGACTAAGAACTCACGGCGTATGTGGGTCAATGGCAAGTACATACCACGTAAGCATCCTTTGTGGAAGGCAGGTAGATACAAGTCACTGGATGACGCATGGTCGCATGAACAGATTGAATCTACAAAAGAAGGGGAAGTGTACGCCATTGTCAATGACGCATGGCTAGGATGGGTAAAGGTAGGCAAGGCAGTCAATGCTGATGACCGTTGTAACGGATACCAAACATCCTCACCATTCCGTGACTACCGTATTATCGCCCGTCTTGAGACAGACAATAGACACAGTAAAGAAGCTGAGATGCATAAGATATTCCAGCACTTTGCCGATGAACGTAAGGGTGAATGGTTTAAGATTGATAATGTAAAAGCTATCAAGATATTCAACCATCAAACAAAGACACTGTTCAACGAGTTCAAAAAGGAGTTAGTAGATGCGGCGTAATGGATTAAGTAAGTACGATGCTCCACTGCGTATTCAATACCAGTGGGGGTATGAAGCATTTAAGCATGGTGGTAGGTTTAATAAGAAGGGCGTATACCTAGAGCATCGCCCTAATATGGACACCCATACTATGCAAGCACGTGAGTGGCAGCGTGGTTGGAATGATGCCTACTATGAGCAGCTAAACAAGGTACAGACAAATGAAGCTAGAGCAAGAAGCTAAACAGTGGATGAAGGAGAAACAAATGAGTGGCATAACAGCATCAGAATACCAAAGTAAAGCATGTACTACAGCCATTTTCCCAAAAGAAACAGCCCTAGCGTACTTGACGTTAGGACTGACAGGTGAGGCAGGTGAGATTGCTAACAAGGCTAAGAAGCTAATACGTGATGGCGATAACCCCGCTAAACGTGCAGAGATTACAAAGGAGTTAGGTGATGTATGTTGGTATATTGCTGTGCTGTCAAAAGAGTTAGGAGTAAACCTTGGCAAAGTCATGGAAGATAATCTTGAAAAACTGGCTGATAGGAAAGCTAGGAATCGCCTACAGGGTGATGGGGATAACCGATGATACTATTAGGTATTGTAGCAATGCTATATATGTATTTGTTGCATGTATTAGTAAAGGAGCAGGGGATTTGATTCCCCTGTTTTTTTTTTTATCTGTACGCCGCCTTTAATGCTTTACCATACTCAGCAAGGGCAAATAAGTCTTCCACACTAGCACCATCAGCAGGTCTACCCCGACTTAACAAAAACTCTGATGCCGCATTTTTACGTATATCCTTTGGTAGCCTACGGTATGCAGTCATTGCCTCAATGTAAGCAGGTGCTTCTGAGTTAATTGTGTTACCATCAGTTAACTCTTGTTTAGCTGCTCTGATTTGAGACTTTATTAACGGTCTGATACGACTGTTAACAAACTCTTGCTCAGTCATTTCTTTCTGTAGTTCTGTATTACTTTTATATGTCTCACGAGATGCCTCTTCATAAGCCTGTGCAGCAGACACAATGCCGGGTATAATGCTACGTAGTTGTTCATTCTCAAATCTACGTACACTAGGTACTTTAGATGTGCTGCCCAACTCAAACTCAGTTAAGCCAAGGCGTTTAATATATTCACCCTCTTCACTATCTTGTGTTCTCAAGGTAAGCCCTAACCCAACCTTTAATGCTGAAGCTACTCTACTTGATTCGTCTTGGAATAGACGTTCACGATTAGGAAAGTCTGCTTCTTCTTTTGGCGACGTTGTAAAACCACGAGCATCAAAAGGTCTTTTAACTTCCTTCCCAAATGTAGAACCAAACTCTAGTGTAGGGTCTTGTGCTACATCCTTGTATGTTTCACCCCGTATACCTAGCGCACGTTCACTGTCAATTATCTGTGCAAACGGCACAGCCCAAGTAGACAAATAGTTACCTAGCATACGGCCTACTCGCCTTGCTGCAACTTCATCTCTAGTTAAGTCAGAGTCACCTGCAAGCTGTACCACTTCATCTACAAGGCTATTACCTACACCTACACGTATATTAGTACCCAAGAATGTTTCTGCAAACTCTTTACCATTCCAAAAGTCATCAAACGTACCATCCTTTATACGCTTAGTTGCTTCACCTAAGTACAGCATCTGACGTAGCGGAAACTGTGGTGTAGTATCCATCACTGTACCATCACCTACATTAATCTCTTTATAATCTGCAGGTGCATCCTCACCACTACGAGCCATGTAAGCTGCACCAACCGCACCTATACCTACTAGGTTACGTGATATACGTTGTCTATCTTTAGCGGATAGTTTAGTGCCTTTAGGTATTTGACCCATAATCTTTTTTGTCAAGGGTATAGATGCACCACCCGCATAGTTACCCATCAACTCCATTGAGTTAAACATAAAGCGTGGAAATGGCATTACAACAGTCAAACCATTACGAGTAATGAATGATGTAGCTTCTCTGAACACACCAATGTCAGGCTGCTTTGCATAGGTTACATCTAGTGCATTGTTAGTAGCATCAGCTACCAGTTCATTGAATGACCTAGCACCTTTAGGTCGTACAGTAGTTGAGTCATTCAGCAAGTCTTTAATCTTGCCATCGTTCAACGTGTCAATTAAATCAATCTTATACTCACGCTTTACTAGGCGTTCTAGTTCACCAAGGAATGCACCCCTACGTACAAGGTATTCCTGCCAGCGGTTAGCACTGTTGAGTACACTAACACCATCTTCTAATTCAGTTAGCACATTATCCACACCTTTGCCTAGTGTAGTTGTAGCTTGTCCACGGCCTGTTGCTTGCTGAAGTTCATTAAGCTGATTGAACATAAGGTCAAACTGCTTGGCTAGTTCAGGTCTGTCTAAGATAAAGTCAACATACTCTTTGGCATCTAGTCTGCTTTCAGGGCCAAACATATACTTCATGTTGGCAAAGCTATCCTTCCAGTTTTCCCTACTCAGTATAGACTTAGCACCAGCAGCAGCCTTACCACCCACACCTTTTGCTTCACCCATGTTATACAGGGCAGTGTCCATTACGTTACCTAGTGAATCCATAGGTGAACGAATACCAGCAGACTGCAGGTTACGTGCAGCAGTAGCAAGCTGAGACACCAGACCACCACGGCGTATACCTTCTAAGCGCATGATGTTATTACGTATGTTACCCTGACGTGCCTGTGTAGCAGCACGTTGCAAGTCTTGCATCTCATTGAGTGGCCTTGCACGTTTAATCTGAGACAGCTTGTTGAGTACCTTACCTGCCTCTGAGCCAGAGCCTACGACAGTAAGGATGTAATCCTCAAAGGATACATTGTACTTGTTCAGTGTGTCGATGAGTTCGTCACCAGCTATCAGTTCTTTGTTGATAGTCAGGTCAAGTAGATTATCTATTACAGTCTTATCATTATCAAAAGCTGTAGGATACTTAGTCTTTAGGTCTGATGCCGCAGCAACTAAGCCATCTAACTTTTCTGGCTTCAGTATAGGTGCTACAATAGAATCGCTTTCCCCTTGCAAATTAAACAAAAGTCTAGCTGTGTCATCGTCTGCAACTTCAACATCTTTGCCTGATGTGATAACATCACCTGCCGATGTTTTCCTGTCTTTAAATTCTATTTCTCTAGCAGTTTCTCTACCTGCTTTACGTGCTAGGTCATTATCAACTACACGCACACCATCTACTACAGTTGAGATAGTCTTGCCTGTCTGTTCCTCAAAGCCTACAATAAGTTCATTCTTTAAATCTACGTTCTCTGCCGCAACTTGTTCAGCCCGTGCCGTCTTAGTTGCTATCTCTTCTGCTGTGGCTTCCTTGGCCTTGTTGATGTTCATCTTACGGTCAAGTAGTTTAGCACGGGCTTTCTCACCCTTTGCTTTTAACTTGGCTGTCTGCTTGGCTTCTCTAAATAGTTTTCTTACGGGACGCATAG